CTCCCTCCACGACTTTGAAAGAAAGGAGAACCGCCATGAGTGACATTCTGACTTCCATCGTTGCCGTGGAATGGATTGTTGTCGGTTGCCTGTTCCTCTGGCGACTGCGCTACTGGAATCGCCGCTTCTCGGAACTCTATGACGAGCTGCGAAAGGAGATCGACCATGAATAAGGAAGACGCTCACATCGTTGTGGCGATGGCAAACCATAGCATGAATGTTGGTGAGGTTGCTCGTCAGCTTTTCATGCACAGGAACACCGTGACCTATCATCTGGACAAGGTGAAGCGGCAGACCGGGTTAGACCCTCGGCGGTTCTATGATTTGGTCGAGTTGGTGAAGATGGCACAGGAGGTGTTGGAAAGTGAAGAAGTATAGCGACTCTACCCTCATGAGAATGACCAAGGCAGAACTGATTGAGCAGCTTCGGTGTGCTGAACACAACTGGGAGGTTGCGGAAGAAGCTGTTGCACAGCAGGCGGAAAACCTGAAAGATTGGAAGCCTGTCGTTCATTGTCGGGACTGCGAGTATTACAGAGAGGGTACTTTACTTGCCCCGAATATGTTTTGTTTCCGCTTGAAGCACCCGACCGAAGACCGTCCTATTGGCTACAACTTTGCGCCTGATGACTTTTGCAGTCATGGCAAATTGAAGGAACCGGGGTGAGATAGCATGGGACTTGATATTACGGTCATGGAACGCAGAGATGTCCGCTGCCCTCATTGTGGTGAGGTCATCACTACGGTAGATGTTGCCAGCACCGACAGCGGTGGTCGGCTCTGGTACGACTTTCTGGAAAGGCTTGGTTACTATGTTCCCTACGAGAAGCGTACCAAAGAGAACGACTGGTACGGCAAGGACATGGTTCTTGACAACGAGCAAGCGAAGCAACTCACCGACTATGCCGTGAAGAAAGAGGTCTACAACTGGGGCGGTGTGGAGAGAGTTGTGACGGAAGCACTCGCTCACGGGAACAAGGTGGTCATCAACGCCGACTGGTAGTTAGGTGATAAAGGTGATAAAGGTGAGTGTTTCTGCAAAGACTTTTTTCAAATTGGCGTGTTTTGAAAAAATGTTTTTCTAATTTTAGGTGAGAAAGGTGAGTAATCAGGCATAAATGCCTATAACTCTCTCTTATACGCGCGTATATAGAAATAGTTATAGGGAATTGCACCCGATTACTCACCTTTATCACCTTGGCGACTATGAAAGGAGAATACGACTATGGCAGATGAAATTGTGGAAAAGCGTGGTCGTGGCAGACCGAAGGGTACTGGTGGGAATGTCCGTCCAGACAAGACCGTACAACTTGAACCCGGAGATAATCGAAAATATATCATGCACGATCTGAGAATGTGGGATTGGCCTGCGGTGGATATGACCCGACCGAAAGATGTGTCCGAGCGTATTGGACAGTATTTTCAGATTTGTGCAGAGGACGATATGAAACCCTCTGTTGCCGGTATGGCATTAGCGTTTGGAATTGATAGAAGAACTATGTGGAAGTGGGTAAATGGCATTGAAAGTGCCTATATCCCCGCCGAAAGTTTATATGCAGAACGGGAAGATCAATCCGGTCGCTGGTATCTTCCTGATGAAGAACAACATGGGCTATGCGGACAAGCAGGAGGTCGTGTTGACTCCCAACCAGCAGCTCGGAGATCAGGTTCCCGCCGAGGACTTGGAGAAGAAGTACCTCGAAGATGTGGTGGGTAGCGCCAGCGACTATGACTCGGAGGACTGAGCGACTTTCACGACTTTTGCGACTTTTGCGACTTTTGCGACTATAGTTCACGACTATGCCGAGCGACTTTGCGACTATCCCACGACTTTCACGACTTTCGCCCTCACGACTTTGCGACTTTCTGGCGAGGGTCTGCGACTATGACAGAGCTGCCGATCTCCCGCTCCGGGGTCGGCGGCTTTTTTTTCTCTCCCGGCAGGCGGGGCGGCGGGTGCTGGTGGACGCTGCCGGGGTTCGGCCTGATCGGCGGCGATGATTTTCCCTTTTATATGTATAGTGCGGAAAAGTGTACTTTTTCAGACGGTGCAGAGCGTCAATAAAAAACTTGAAAAAATATCAATAAAACGCTTGACAATCAATAAAACGCTTGATATAATCCAATCATCAATAAAACACTTGATGTCGATTGATGAAAGGAGTTTTTACAATGCTGAGAACCAATAGCAAGAAAGCCGCCGGAAATATCCGGGCTTATATCGTGGATGGGTTCACCCCGGAAAATTACACGGACAACCCGCCGCAGGAGTTTTCCGAGATCGCCGCTTTTATCCTCGATACTTTCAGAAGTGAAAAGTATCATTTACCAGAAGACCGCCGTTATTATCACGGCTGCGAGTTGTCAGCGTTCCGGGATTGGTGCGCCGGGTTGCCGTGTGTCCTCGATACCTGTTACTTTTATAACCGCTCTGCGGTTGATGATCTCGGCGCAATTCTTGAAGAAACAGAGCAGGAAAAAGCCCGGTATACAGAACAGCAGGCCGAACAGCTTTTAACAGACCTGATCTATAGAGAGCTTTTGAAAGGAGCGGCGAGAAAATGAGAAAGTACACATTAAAAGAGCTGCGGGAGCTTGTGCGGCTCGGAGTGGCCGAGAATTACACCAATAAACCAAGCGAATATATTTACACGCTCCGCAGGCTTGAAAAGGTGGGCTATTCTATGGGCGTTTACGGTATCAACGGCGGACTTGTGGAGGATACCGAAACCGGGCAATTATACGCTATTCTTGGGCGTTGCGCTAACCTGTTTATCTTGTTTTAAGGGGGTTATATCGTGGGCTATATGATGTTTTATGTATCGTGGTCGCCCCGTGAGGGAGAAGCCACCTATACCCGTTGTTTTCCGTCCGCTGTCGAGCGGGACGGGTTCGCCGCTGGTCTTTCTAAATGGTGCAGGGTTCGCACATGGGAAAATTACTATGAACGGAGGGCATAACATGAAATATTTCTGGATTGCTGCTATTGTGCAGGAAAACGGGCGGCATTATGCTTTTGCTTTTCGAGTCTCTGAAAACGATAACTTGAAATGCCGTTTAGACGGTATTCAAAATCTATCTTCTGCAAATATCATGCCTACAAAGAAAGCCGCCCGTGATCTTGTCACCTTTTGGAATGACGGTTTCAAGGCCAACGGAACATATTTATTTGATAAGCCGGGTTTTTGAGGGGGGTGAATGGTTGATGTATTGAAATATTGAAATTGAATAAGTGATACCCCGCCCCGGTGCTATTCCGGGGCGGTTCTTTTTGCGCTTTTTCGGCCTGATTTGATCGGTGGGAAAGGGTGCCAGGGGGGGGATATACCAGCGGCAGCGAGGGCGGGGTGAAGTGAAAAATACCCGCAAAAAATAAAAAGGTCAATTTCAAGAAAACGCTTGACAATAAAACACTTGATGTGTATAATAAAGCCGAGGTGATAAACATGAGAGGTCGAGAAATCCTGAAAGAGATCATGGCTTCCAAGTCTCTTTCCAATGCTGAACTCGCAAAAAGACTCAATGTCTCTAACGCTACCATTTGGGAACGCCTGAACAACAAGAATGTCAAGGACATTCCCGTGTCCCTGCTGACCACCATGCTCAGAGCGATGGATTACAAGGTCATTGTTGTTCCTGCCAATACCCGTCTGCCGGACGGTGGATATGAGGTGGAATAGGTCATGAAATACTTCCTTGGTCGTGTGTCCAGCAAGGAACAGAACCTCGCTCGGCAGCTCAAAATTGCTCGTGAGAAGTTCGATATTCCTGACGAGAATGTGTACTGTGACAAGATCACGGGGAGCAGTTTTGACCGCCCTCAGTACAATGCTCTGAAAGCCATTGTGCGGGAAGGTGATGAAGTCATCGTCAAGGAGTTCGACCGCTTTGGGCGCAACAAGGACGAAATGAAGCGAGAACTGGAATGGTTCAAGCAGAAGGGTGTGATCGTCCGTATCCTCGACATTCCGACCACGCTGATCGATTTCAAAGACCAGACGTGGGTGCTGGAAATGGTCAATAACATTCTGATCGAAGTTCTTGGTGCTGTTGCCGAGCAGGAGCGTAAAAAGACCAAGCAGCGGCAAGCTGAGGGTATCGCCGCCATGCCGGTTGTTGACGGTAAGCGGGTGTCGGTAAAGACCGGCAGAGGGTTCGGCAGACCCAGTTCCGAAATTGATGACGAGCGGTTTGAAAAACTCGCTCAAAAACAAAAAGACGGTATCATCACCGTGGCGGACTGTTGCCGGGAGCTTGGCATTAGCCGCTCTACATGGTATGACCGAGTAAGAAAGGTTGGGTGAATATGAAACCGAAGAAGAAACGGCGTTGGATTTGGGTTGTTGCCGTGGTCGTCTTTTTCAGTATTATGTCGGCGGTCTACGAACCCGAAAAGGATACCGACAGTCTCCCACCCGAAAGTTCAAATGCCGATACCTCAATGACCGAAACCTCAACTGACCTGACGGACGAGGAATGGGAGAGGGTGCAAGCCGTTTTCACGGAGTATATCGGCAAGGAAATTGAGTATAAGCCGGTTTACTGCGGCGAATGGCGTGAGGGCAGGCAGTACAAGACTGAGAACTACGCTTACGGTCAGTATCTAATTAACATGGACGATGATGGATATGTCCATCTGGTCGTATGGGTTCAGGATAAGGCCGGTTCAGAAGGTCGTACCGTGATGTATAATCGGCTTGAAGACGAAAATGCCCCTCCGATGGAGGAAACAAGCGAATAACAGCCATGACGGGCTATCTGTGTAGAAATACACGGGTAGCCTGTTTTTTTGTTGGAAAGGAAATGCACATGAATTATGAAAAACTGGCAGGCTCTATCCGAGCCGTGATCGACCGCCGACCGGAAGACAGCGGAGCATACAGCGACCTCTTTTCCCTGTGTCGGGAGTGGGAAACCGAGGATTTCTCGGCGGCTCATAAGCTGAACAAGGAGCTGCTGACGCTCTCCGCCGATCAGGTACGGCACGGTGGCGGGGTGAAGTTCTATGAACAATGGCGGCGGTGTCTTCTCTTTGAAGCCCCTCATGATTTTGACTCCTTCATGACCTACATCGAACTCGACCGCAAGCCGGAAAAGCGGTTCTATGCTCCCCGGAAGCATTATCTCAGGCCGATGGTGCAGGGGTTCCAAGATGTTCTTGATGGAAAACTGCGTCTTTTGACAATATCCATGCCGAAACGAGCGGGAAAGTCTCAAACGGGTATCAATTTTGTGAATATGCTTTCCGGGAAGTTCCCTGACCGCTCGACCTTGATGGAAGGGACAGGCGATGACCTTGTAAAGAGCTTCTACAACGGTTGTCTGGAATACCTGACGGTTCCCAACGAGTACCTGTTCTACGATGTGTTCCCAGATGCACGGCTGGTGCAGACCAATGCCGACACGAAGACGGTGAACCTGAAAAGCAAGTCCCGTTTCCCCACCATTATGTGTCGTTCTATTGACGCTCGACAGGTGGGTTTGTCCGAAGCCACCAATGTCCTCTACCTCGATGACTGTGTGGAAGGTCGTGAGGAAGCGAAGAACCGCCAGCGGCTTGATGACAAGTGGGAGGTCATCTCCGGCGATATTATGGGTCGTGCCATTGAGGGTACACCGATGGTGTTCACCGGCACCAGATACTCCCTGTATGACCCCATCGGTCGTGTGCAGGAACACGCACAGCGGGAGGGTTGGGCATGGAGAGCCATTGAGATACCCGCCCTCGATCTCGTGACGGACGAGAGTAATTACGAGTACGAGCGGGAGGGTAAGAAGGTCTTCACCACCGCCTATTTCCGGGAGCAGCGGGAGCTTCTGAGTGCCGAGCAGTTTGAGAGCGAGTTCCAGCAACAGCCGTTTGAAGCAAAGGGTCTGCTGTTCAACAAGGACGAACTGAATTACTATTTTGAACTTCCCGCCGACAAAGACCCCGACACCGTGATTGCCGTATGCGATACTGCTGAAAGCGGCAGCGACAGCACGGCGATGGTCATTTTGAAGCTGTACGGGGAAGATGTATTCGTGGACGATGTTGTTTTCGATGACTCCCCTGCTGATGTGACGAAGCCCCAATGTGCGAAAAAGCTGGTCGAGCACAAGGTCAGTACGGCGGTTTTCGAAAGTAACAATGCCGGTGCTTACTATAGCCGTGATGTGGACGCTCTTGTGAAGTCTCTCGGTGGCTCCGTGTCTGTTCGCACCAAAAGAACGATTTCCAACAAGCAGACTCGGATTGAGTTTGCGTCTGATGGCATTAAGAAGCGGTTTTATTTCAAAGACCAGTCCACCTATAAGCGTGGAAGTCAATACTGGAACTTTATGAAAGAGGTTACAACCTATACTCGTTCGGGTAAAGTCCCCCACGATGACGCACCCGATGTGCTGAGTCTGGCTGAAAATGAGCTGCGTATGCTGGTAGGTTCAAAGGTCGAGGTTTTCAAACGGCCTTATTGAAAACAACCTTGCTATTGTTCTCAAAATATGATATACTGTTACCGAGGTGATAGTATGAGCAATATCAAGGCAAATGACCCAAAATGGATAGGTTATCAGCAAAATAAGTTGACCGTCACGGGTATTGTTTTCAAGAATAAGCGGTATTTGTGGGAATGTCATTGTGACTGCGGAAATACCACGATTGTGTACCCGCAACAAATGATAACTGGCAGACAAAAGGCGTGTCGCTGCGGCAAGAGCGTTACTTTTCACGAAATGCACTACAAACATGGCGGGGCGGGGACTCGGCTCTATGAGATTTGGTGCAGTATGAAGAAAAGGTGTAATAACCCTCATGCTGAAAACTATCCCCGCTATGGCGGCAGAGGAATTACAGTATGCTCGGAATGGGAACAGTTTGAACCGTTTCGAGACTGGGCGCTGTCTACTGGTTATGCAGACACGCTCACTCTAGAACGAGAAGATGTAAATGGTAATTATTGCCCAGAGAATTGCACATGGATACCTCTAAAGCGGCAGGCGAGAAATCGCACCAGTAATCGGAATATTCAGATCAATGGTGAAACCCATACGCTCATGGAATGGTGCGAAATTCGCAACTTGAAGTATTCTACGGTGTATAGTCGTATCCGCAGGGGTTCAACACCAGAAGCCGCTTTGGAGATGTGAGATGTTCTTTTTGACATTCTTTGCGGCGAATGGTATAATTAAAGATTAAGCCTTGACAACCATTCGCCACTACGATATAATGAAGGGAGAAAGATAGGGTGGAAAGGAGGTGCTGTGCGTGGGTGCGAGAGCGTTGTTCGGTCGCCGTGTGATCTATACCGATGTGCCGGAGATCAACGCCGGGAATATCATTGATGTTCTGCAAAAGGCTCTGTTCGTTCATCTGCAAAACAGCGCCGATATTGACTACCTCTATCGGTACTACCGTGGAGATCAGCCCGTGCTTTACCGCCAGAAGGAAGTGCGGCCTGAAATCTGCAACAAGGTCGTTGAGAACCGAGCCAATGAGATCGTGTCCTTCAAGGTCGGCTACCTGATGGGTGAACCTGTTCAGTATGTGAGCCGAAGCGATGACGAGAACATTTCCGCTGAGGTCAGCCGCTTGAACGATTATGTTCTCAGCGAGGATAAGCCTGCCAAGGACAAGGAACTGGCAGACTGGTCGCACATTGGCGGCACTTCTTACCGCATGGTGCTTCCTGATGGAGAAGCCGATGTGGAGGAAGATGAAGCTCCCTTCGAGATTTTCACTCTTGACCCCCGCTTCGCCTTTGTGGTCTACTCCACCGCTCTCGGCAATCCCGCCATGATGGGCGTGAAGTATGTGAAGGACGAGAACGGCAACCTGATTTTCAGTTGCTATACTCGTAACCACTATTACGAGGTGGAGAACACTTGGGCGGTCATTCGGAGTGAACCTCAGATTTTGGGTATCCCCATTATCGAGTACCCTGCAAACAAGGCTCGGCTGGGTGCCTTTGAGATCGTCCTTCCTTTGTTGGACGCTATCAACACCGTGGAGAGCAACCGCCTTGACGGTGTGGAGCAGTTCGTACAGGCGCTCATGCTGTTCCACAATGTCAACATCGACAGCGAGGATTACAAGAAGCTGCGGGACGAGGGCGCAATCAAGTTCAAGGACATTGACCCTCAGTTCAAGGCCGAGATCGAGTATCTGACTTCGGAAATGAACCAGACGCAGACGCAGACCCTCGTGGACAGTATGTATAACACCGTCCTGACGATCTGTGGTATGCCGAATCGCAACGGTGGTTCTTCCACCAGCGACACGGGTTCTGCGGTCATCATGCGTGACGGTTGGTCGGCGGCGGAAGCCAGAGCGAAGGACTCCGAACTGATGTTCAAGCAGTCCGAGAAGGATTTCTTGAAGCTGGTTCTGCGTATCTGTCATGACCTGAGCGACCTGACGCTGAAACTCAGTGGTTTGGAAATCCGTTTCACCCGCAGAAATTACGAGAATATCACGGAAAAGGCAAATGTGTTGACTACCATGCTTGCCAATCCGAAGATCGCCCCGGTGCTGGCCTTTACCCATTGTGGTCTGTTCTCCGACCCGCAGCTTGCTTACCGTATGAGTATGGAGTATGCCGAGGAACAGGAGAAAAAGGCTGCTGAACTCGCCGCCAAGCAGAAGGAGGTTAATCCCGATGGAGGGAACAAAGGAAATCCGTCTGACCCCGGAAGCGGTCAGGAAGATTGAAGAAATCTTGACTACGGGAAAGACCGTTGAGATCGCAGAGCGGCACGAGAAAGTGGTCGTGTGGGCGGTCAGCAGCAAAAAGAAATATGAACAGCCTATCGCATAGGCGATAGGGACAGCCACTACGGGCTACTGATACCGAAAAGGTATTGGTAGCCCTTTTATTTTTCCTTCCAATGCCCTCGGAGTTTTCGGACAGTCCGTGAAAGCTCAGTCTTTTCGGAGATATGAGAAAGGCGAAGACAATGATTTGACCGCCGTAAGGCGTTGAATGGTCAGGGAAGACCTTAATCGCAAACGGGAGACAACCCGTAAAAACGGAAAATAGTGCTGAGTGAACAGCCTTGTTAAACGCAGGAGGTAATCATTATGGCAAAGATCGACACCAGCAAAATCACAGGCTATGCAGAAATGTCTGCGGAAGACAAGCTGAAAGCTCTGGAAGCGTTCGAGTACGAGGACAACGCCGCCGAGCTGGAAAAGCAGAAAGCCGCTGTTTCTAAGGCCAACTCCGAAGCCGCTGAGTGGAAGCGTAAGCATAACGCTCTGCTGGGTGAGGACGAGAAGAAGAAGCAGGAGCAGGAGGAAAAGTTCGCCAACATGGAGAAGGAGCTTTCCGAACTGCGTGAAGCCAAGCGTGTTTCCGAGTTCAAGGCCAAGTTCATCGCTCAGGGCTATGACGAGGCTCTTGCTGAGGACACCGCAAAGGCGATGGCTGATGGTGACTCTGCCAAGGTGTTTGCCAACCAGCAGAAGTTCCTTGACGAGTATGCGAAACAGGTCAAGGCTGACGCTCTGAAAAAGACCCCCAAGCCCACTCCCGGTGCCGGTGGCGGCACGGGCGAGGTGGACTACGCCAAGAAGATCGAGGAAGCACGGACGAACGGTGATTTCGCTTCCGTTGCTTACTACACCCGCCTGCAAGCCGAAGCGGAAGCGCAGGCGAAAAACGAGTAAAGGAGAGTTTTTACTATGGCAGATCAGCTCGCTATGAGTTTCGGGGTACTCAACTACTCCGGTATGCTCTTTAACAAGGGCAACACCCGCACTCCGCTGAGTTCCATTATCGGCGGTCGTGCTAAGACCACGAACCATGTTGAGTTCGTGACTGGTCAGGAGTTCACCTCTGGCGGCGGCGCACAGCCCGCTATCAGCGAGAGTGCTTCTCTGACCGCCCCTGACGCTACCGTTGTCACCCGTTCTCAGAAGACTAATGTGACTCAGATCTTTCAGGAGTCCGTGGGCATTTCCTACGGGAAGATGTCCAACATGGGTACTCTGAGCGGTATCAATGTGGCGAACCAGCAGGCGAACCCCATCAACGAACTGGATTTTCAGGTCGCCGCCAAGATGATGAAGGTCAATGCCGACATCGAGTACACCTTCATCAACGGTGTCTACAACAAGGCCACCGATGATACCAAGATCAACAAGACCCGTGGTCTGGTGCCTGCGATCACTTCCAATGTCACGGCGATGGCTTCCAAGCCCCTCGGCCTGTGGGATATTGCCGACATGGTGAAGAAGATTTACGGCTCTCACGCTCCCACCGAGGGTCTGTGCCTGTGGTGTGACGCTGTGACCATGTTCCAGATCAACGCTGACGCTGTTCAGAATGGTCTGACCGTGGTTCCCGCTGCCCGCAACATCAACGGTATCTCCCTGTCCAGCGTGGTCACGCCCATCGGCGTTGTCTACCTGTACCTCGGTGAGTACCTGCCTGCCGGTACTGCCCTGCTGCTGAACCTGAGTGTTATCGCTCCTGTGTATCAGCCTGTTCCCGGCAAGGGCAACTTCTTCCTTGAGCCGCTGGCGAAGGTCGGCGCTGGTGAGAAGTATCAGCTCTTTGGTCAGATCGGCCTTGACCACGGCCCTGAGTGGTATCACGGTAAGTTCACCGGTATCTCTACCGATTTCACCGCTCCCACTTACAGCCGCAGCGTGTTCATCGCCAATGACGAGAATAACCCCGTGAACACCAAGGCGGTGTCCACTACCACGGGTGACTAATCCCGGCAACCAGCGACCCAATCAGTAATTTGTAGAAAGGAAAGGTGGAAAGCATGACTGACGCTGAAAAGCTCCAAATGGTGAAAGCCATGACCGGCGAGACAGATGAAAGTGTGCTTTCCACCTACCTTTTTATCGCCGGAAATAAGGTGTGCCGCAAGGCATACCCCTTTGACCCCACCGTGACCGCTGTTCCTGACCAGTACGCTCACATTCAGGTGGAGATCGCCGTGTATCTGCTGAACAAACGGGGTGCCGAAGGGCAGACCGCTCACAGCGAGAACGGTATCTCCCGCTCCTATGAAGACGGTGATGTGCCGCCTACGCTGCTGAGGGACATTGTTCCCTTTGCTTCCGTGATGGGAGGTTGAGCATGAAGACGCTGAACCGCAACAAATCGCCCTTCTGGTATCTACTGTATGACGGTAAGGTGCCTGCCAAGGACGAGTACGGCAACGAGACTGGTGAGGAAATCGTGTCCTACAAGTCTGCCGTGGCGATGAACGCCAACATCTCGGCGGCGACCGGCTCCGCTCAGGTGGAGCAGTTCGGCAATTTTGCCGGGTACGACAAGGTGATCGTCACCGATGACCTGAGTTGTCCCATTGACGAGAATACCGTGCTGTTCATCGACAAGGAGCCTGTGTATGACGAGGACGGGAAACCGCTCTACGATTACATGGTCAAGCAGGTCGCCAAGTCCCTCAACTCTATTTCCTATGCGGTAAGCAAGGTGACGGTATCGTGAAGAAGGTTGCAATCACGCTTTCCGGCAGAGACATCGACCGTCTGCTGCGAGAGGTCGAGGACTGGAAGAATTGGCTCTTAGACCGCACCACGGTCTTTCTTGGTCGAGTGGCGCAAGAGGGTTTAGAGATCGCTTCCGCCAAGTTCGAGCAGGCCGTCTACGATGGCACCAACGATGTTTCCGTGACTGTGGAACCTCGTGGGAACAATGTTCGGGCTGTGGTGGCAACCGGCAGAGCAACGCTGTTTATCGAGTTCGGTACAGGCGTGACCTATCCCGATAATCACCCCGAAGCCGGAGAACTCGGTATGAAGCGTGGCGAGTATGGTCAGGGTCACGGCAAGCAACAGTCTTGGGGTTATTACGGCGAACCCGGCACGAACGGGTTGCTGAAAGAGAAGAAAAACGGCGGGTTCGTGGTCATTACTCACGGCAACCCCGCCAATATGCCGATGTATGAAACGGTAAAGGAGCTGCAAGACCGGCTCACGGATATTGCGAAGGAGGTGTTTTCATGATCGATGTGGAGAGTCAAATCTACACGCCGATTGCGGAAGCCCTGAGAGCGCAGTTTCCCGGCATTCTGGTCAGCGGCGAGTATGTCAACGCCCCTTCCCGTTTCCCCTATGTGAGTCTCGTGGAGCAGGATAACTACACCACGGAAGCTCACATGGACAGCGGCGATACGGAGAAGTTCGCCACGCTGATGTACGAGGTGAATGTCTACTCCGACAAGGCAGGCAGTAAGAAAACTGTTTGTCGCAAGATCATGAAGTTCGTGGACGATCTCATGTATGCCAAGAACTTCCGGCGCATTTCCCTTTCCCCGGTTCCCAATTTGGAGAATGCAACAATTTACCGTCTGGTGGCTCGGTACAAAGCCGAAACGGACGGAACTACTCTTTACAGGAGGTAAATGAAATGGCTATTTCCACCTACAAGGTCTTTCTGATGAAGAAAGGCACCACCGGCGATACTTGGAGCAAGCTGATCGACATTAAGGAATTCCCTGACCTCGGCGGCGAACCTGAAATGCTGGAAACCACCACTCTGAGCGACAATATGCAGACCTACATCGCCGGTATCCAGTCCCTCGATGGTCTGTCCTTCACCGCCAACTACACCCTGTCTGATTTCCAGACTCTCAAAGCTCTGGAAGGTAAGAAGGAGAGTTATGCGGTCTGGTTCGGCGGCACCGAGAACGATGGCGTTGTTACCCCCGATGGTTCCAACGGCAAGTTCGCTTTTGACGGTGAGCTGTCCGTGTACCCCGTGGGCGGCGGCGTGAACGAAGTGGTGAACATGAACATCAC